GAAACTGCCGATTAGGAATTGTAAAATATTATATTTAAATTCGTAAAATAAAATAAAATTTAAAACAAATGAGTGTACAAGAACTAACTAAAGATGTGGTAGTCTATAGCCACGACAACAGCAAAGTATATTATAATCAAGGTAAAGAAACCATTTTCTATGTGGCAACAACCAAGTGGGGTACGAGATACTTTCATTGGAAAAACATGAAAGAAATGAGTGAACTTGAGTTTGATATATTAATCAATCATTATAAAATTAAGGAGGCATGATAAAAGTAGGAAGTGATTTTTCAGGAGTAGGTGCGTTTGACCAAGCGTTACATAGATTAGGCATTGCATACCAAACAATTTTTGCTTGTGACATGGACAAGTATGCAAGAGAAACTTATGTGGAGAACTATGGAGAACCCACTTACTTTCCTACTGATGTTTACGAAAGGGAAATACCAAAAGAAAGTTTAGATATCTATATGACATCTCCTCCTTGTCAAGCATTCTCAATGGCGGGAAAACGCCTTGGAAAAAAAGACAAGAGGGGAATATTATTTTTTAATAGCCATGAGTTTATCAAAGAGAACAAGCCACGCTTTTTTATTTTTGAAAACGTAAGGGGTTTACTTTCAGATGACAAGGGAAAAACTTTCCAGGAATGGATAAATTTATTAGGAGGTAAGTCAATAAATGGTTTACCAATTTTATTTCCTCAAGAAGATAGTGTTCCTTACCATATATATTATAAGGTATTGAATTCAAAAAAGGTGGCGAATGTTCCACAAAATAGAGATAGGGTTTTCATTATAGGAATAAGAGATGATGTGGATAATAGATTCACTTTTCCAAATGACAAACCACTAACAAAAAAATTATCAGATGTATTGGAAGAAGCTGTGGACGAGAAGTATTTTTTAAGCACTAAACTTGTCAATACATTTATCACAAGACCTCAAGCAAAAGATTATAAGTTTACTCCTTTAGGAGAGGAGAGTGAGACTTGCCCTACCTTGTTAGCAAGGTACTATAAATGTGGTGCTACTGATCCATATTTGGAGGTAAAATCTGCGACAAAAAAGGGGTACGAAATTGCAAAAGAGGGAGACTCAATCAACATAACAATACCTACATCAGAAACAAGAAGAGGACGAGTAGGTAAGGGAGTTGCTCAAACATTAGACACAGGTTGCAACCAAGCGACATGGATAGCAGACTACCGAAACGATGAGGGTTTACGAATAAGAAAGGATAACATTAGTCCATGCATGACAAGTCGTAGACATTCAGAAACTGACATCTCTACGATGCCTGCTTTGGTAGGAAGCAAAACAAATGTAAGAAGACTAACACCAAGAGAATGTTTTAGGTTGATGGATTTCCCTGAAACTTTTACCTGGAAGTGTAGCGATACTCAAGCGTATCGTCAAGCGGGAAATAGCATTGTGGTTGGTGTATTATGTGAGATAATAAAAAAGTTTAAACTATGAGCAGATACAAAACAATATTCAGATTGAACATATTCAAATACAAAATAAGAATTTATAAACTAAGATAATATGAAAGCAACTAACATCGCAGATTGGGTAGAGTATTGGGACAGCTTTGATTGTGCCTTATATATTAAATATTTAAAAGCAATAAGGTCATGACACTTGAAGAAATAAAAGAAGCAGTAAGACAAAACATAAAAGTTTATTGGGTCAATGACAACTACCAAGTAATCCAGGGTAAACATGAATGGTTAATTGAATCTAAAAAGAATAATCATTATGTTGGATTAACAAATACCAAAGGCGAACTAATAGAAAATGGAAAAGATTTTTATACTAAATAACTATGACAAAAGAAAACTTAATCCAGGAACTGTTTCGCATTCAAAAACAATTGAATGACCACATAAGAAATGGCAGTACAAGACAAGACAAAATACTCTACAGTACAGATCAGGACTACCTTTACAAAAAGGCATCTCAAAATTATTCAGGACTGTGTAAAGCAAAACAATTGGTAGAAGATTTAAGATTATCAATTGAGAAACATGGCTTGGATAAATGAAAATATTTTACTATTTTTAAACAAATATTAGTATGAAATTTAATAATATTTTTAATAAAATTTTACGAGAAAAAATGAAAGGTACACCAAACAGAAAGTACATTCAAAAACTACAACACCAGGTTGATAAACTATTAAAGAATGAAAAGAACAAAGGACATCTTTCTCGCACAAAGAGAAAAAGAAACGATGGAGGGGAGGTTTGATAACCTCAACCATCAATTAAATCAAGAACATTTATACCAACAACTTAAATTTAAAACAAATGAAATACGTCTTCAACAAAACTCTAAAAAAAGTAAGTGATTTCTATGGCATAGAGCAGGAGGAATTGTTTGAAAAAAATAAGAAGCAATTGATTGCAGACTCAAGACATTTGGTCTACTATATCTGCTTACAATCTCCAAACTTTAAGGTAAGTTACATTCAAAAATACATGAGCGAAAGGGGATACCATGCTGACCATGCAGAGATTATCTATGGGAAAAAGAAATGGATTGATTGGATGAGCAACCACCACCCGGATAGTCAAAACAAATTAGCAGAACTAACCCAAGAATGTATAGACTTTTAGATGTATATTACCAAGCAGAAACCGATGAAGTGAGCATCAAGGTAGATGGTCCAGGTTATGTTGGTAGGCTACGTCAAGGGATAAAGATAACCAAAGAAGAAAACATAGTGAACATATTCAATACAACTAAAGGAGTGTTTTATCGTGAGATAAGCACAGCAGATTACCAAACTTTTATGGAGTATGGATGGGTGGTTGGTATATATAAGATGTCATTATCAAATAAGAAAAGAAAACTTGGACTAATTGAAAGTAAAATTAGATCAGAAGTTAACAGTAGAAAGAATGACAAACATATCAAGTCACTAAAGAAATCTCGAACAGAGATATTAAAAGAGTACAATACAATAAGAAAAAAGTTAAATCAATTATTAATTAAATCAAACACAAATGGCAACAACTAAATCAGTATTTGCTACCTTGAGTAGCATCGCAGTAAAGGACAAAGTAGAGAAGAAAGGTGGATTAGATTATCTATCCTGGGCACACGCTTGGTCTATGTTAAAAACAAAGTATCCAACAGCACAAAGAGTAATCTATGAGCACGACCATACAGGGTTAAATTATTTTACAGATGGCAACACAGCTTATGTAAAGATTGGGATTATTGTAAATGACATTGAGCATATAGATATGCTACCCATTATGGACTTTAGAAACAAAGCAATTCACATAGACAAGATAACATCTTTTGATGTAATCAAAACAATCCAAAGGTCAACAGCAAAGGCAATAGCTATGCATGGATTAGGATTAAGTTTATGGACAGGAGAAGATGTACCCACACCAACTGCTGCTCCAGCAAAGGAAGAGAGTGGATTAATAAAGTTAACCAAGACTCATCCTAATTTTAAGAAAGTAAAGTTATGGATAGAGAAGAATCCAAAGCTAACCTTTGAGGAAGTAATGACCAAGTTGAGTAAAGGGTATACTAAAGAAAGTTTAAATTCAAAATCAATTAGTGCAGAGATAGATAGATTAGTAAGTGCTAACCAAAAAAATAATAAGTAATGACTAAGACAAAGGACATCATTGAGTCATTAAAAGATGACACGCTATACTATGGAGACTTTGGTAAGCAATACCTCAGCAATTCAGACATAGATAAACTACTAAACAACCCTAAACAATTTAGGAAACCTGAAGCACATGATACCAACAGGTTAACTGCGTTTGCTTTTGGTAGATACTTTCATCATTCATTTTTAGAGCCGGACAAAGCAATGCAGACTCTATGTGTGGATGTAGCTTCTAGAAATTCAAAAGCATATAAAGAGTTTCTTTTAAGTAACGAGGTAGACCACGCTTTATTAGGTAAAGAATGTACGCAAGTGGTTGAACTTGTGGAGGAGGTTAACAGTAATTACGAATGCTTTGATTTGATCCATGCAGAAGGTAACATATACGAGCAACCAGGGATAAAAGAAATCAAAGGTCAGATGTGGAAAGGCAAAGCTGATATCATTACTGATGAGTTTATTGTAGACCTAAAGACCACATCAAAGATAAATGATTTCTATTGGTCAGCAAGGAAGTTTAATTACGACAGTCAAGCATACATATACGAACAAATATTTGGTAAGCCAATGAAGTTTATTGTAGTGGACAAGATTACAAAGATGGTAGGTATATTTGATGTAACTGAAGAGGCAATACAAAGAGGAGAAGAGAAAGTGGAGAGAGCTGTTGAAGTGTATCATAAATTCTTTGGAGAAAATCCAACTGAAGAGATAAGTAACTATATTATTAGAGGTAATATATAAGAATATGGGGGTAGTGTTTATGTCCTACTCTACCCCTGTGTTATGTTTAATTTTTAGGACACATAAATATATATAAACATGGAAGAAAATGTTTTTGTAGAGGGTTTAAGAACCTGGAATCCACATCCAAATGCTCCTGACTTTGTGAAGTATGAGGTTGAAGTAACAGACATGGAAGAGTTTGTTACATTTTTAAAACAAAATGCCAAGAAAAGAAAGGATGGCAAGTATGGTATGAGATGGACAATTAAGATTGCAAAGTCTACTAACAATCCATACAATGCTCTCAATACTTTTGAGCCTAAGCCACAGGCAGAGAGTAAACCAACACCAAAAAAACAAGTAGAGAAGGATGAGTTACCATTCTAATATTTCTTGTAAGTTAAATGGAGGGGATAACTGTCCCCTCTTTTTTGCTGTGTCGAATGACAATTTTAATCTCTATATTATATATATATATTTATATATATTTTTTTATTTCTTTTATATAGAAGGAAAAATAAATAGCATTATCGACACCACCCTTGATTATCAGTAAGTTAGGAATAAAAAATTGACATAAAAACGACATCGTTATGACACACACTATTACAATATTCAAGTCCATCAAGGACACAAGCACCCCGTTCCATCGAGATATCAGCGAAATTTTATCTCGAATAAAAAACGGCACAGGTAACACCAAGGACCTGATCAAAAAAATAAGAACAGAAAAAAACAAAGTAGAAAGGCTTGAGTTGAAGAAGCAACTACCTGCTATTTGTTTCTCCGGAAAGTTTACTAAACGTAATGACGTATCATTAGTTGAGCACAGTGGTATCATCTGTTTGGACTTTGATGGATACCCAAAGAAAAAAGATATGCTGAGTGCAAAGCAATTGTTTTCGCAGAACGATTATGTGTACGCAGTATTTGAATCTCCATCCGGGAATGGATTGAAAGTCTTGGTTAAGATACCAAGGGATGAGGAGAATCACATTAACTATTTCAATTCCCTTAAAACATATTTCAATTCAGAATACTTTGACGTTACCTCCAGGAATGTATCAAGGGTTTGTTATGAAAGTTATGACCCTTTGATTCATGTCAATGAGAAGTCTAACCTGTGGGATAAGATTGAAGAGCCTGAGTACAAGGAGGTAAGTAAGTATAGAGATGTACCTACCATACCAATAACTGATGAGAATAAAATCGTAGACATCCTTCAGAAGTGGTGGGAAAAAAAGTATCCTATGAATGAGGGACAAAGAAACCATAATACCTATGTACTTGCCGCAGCATTCAATGACTTTGGTGTTAACAAAGCATTAGCTATTCATGTAATGAACAAGTATCAAGCTGAAGATTTCACATACCGAGAGATAGTAAGAACCATCGACTCGGCATACGCACAAAGTCAAAACTTTGGAACAAAGTATTATGAGGATGAGGAGAGAGTGAACACTATAAAAGTTAAACTCAAAAGAGGGGTATCAAAAAAAGAGATACGTTGTCAGTTGGAGGAGTCGAATCTAGACAACGCAGTTATAGACTCTGTATTAAATAAAGTTGAGGAGGAGAACAAGAAGCAAACCTTTTGGACCAAGTCAGATAAGGGAGTAATAAAGATAGTTCATGTACTGTTTAAATTATTCTTGGAGGAGAATGGATTCTATAAGTATTGTCCTGAAGGGAGCAAGAACTATGTCTTTGTGAGGGTAACTAATAACCTCATCGACCACACCTCAGAAAAAGAGATCAAAGACTTTATCCTGGAACATCTAATTGAGTTGGATGATATGAGTATATATAATTACTTTGCAGACAACACGAGATTCTTTAAGGATGAGTTCCTTACACTGCTATCATCTATTGATGTATACTTTATTGAGGACTCCAAGCACACTGCATACTTATACTACAGGAACTGTGCAGTAAAGATATCCAAGAACAATATTACAACCATAGACTACATGGACTTGGGTGGATACGTTTGGAAAGACCATGTGATAAATAGAAACTTTACACAGTGCAGTGTAATCAACTGCGACTTCAAACAATTTGTTAGCAACATATGTAAGCAAGACTCAAGTCGTGCTACATCCATGGAGTCCACACTTGGATACATGATGCATGGATATAAGAACTTGAGTTACTGCCCGGCTATCATCTTAAATGATGAGGTAATATCAGAGAACCCTGAAGGTGGTACAGGCAAGGGATTGTTCATGAATGCCATGCAGAAGATGAAGAAGGTGGTAGTGATTGATGGTAAGTCGTTTGCATTTGAAAAGAGTTTCGCATACCAACTTGTATCCGCAGACACGCAGATACTTTGCTTTGATGATGTGAAGAAACACTTTGACTTTGAGAGATTGTTCTCGGTAGTAACTGAGGGATTGACTCTTGAGAAGAAGAACAAGGACGCTATTAAGATACCATTCTCTAAGTCCCCTAAGATTGCCATCACTACGAACTATGCAATCAAGGGTGCAGGTAATTCATTTGCAAGGAGGAAGTGGGAGTTGGAGTTACACCAACACTATTCAAAACATTACACTCCTCTTGATGAGTTTGGTAAGTTAATGTTTGGAGATTGGGATGAGGAAGAGTGGTGTGTTTTCGACAACTACATGATAGGTTGTTTACAACTTTACTTAGATAAAGGATTAGTTAAAAGTGACTTTGTTAATCTAAAGATTAGACAGTTATCAGCAGAGACTTGCCATGATTTCATTGAGTGGTGTGGTTTAGTTGATGGGCAACCTGGAAACAATTCATTGCGTGATAATGAGAAGTTATATAAACAGGAGTTGTACTTTGATTTCATATCTGAGAATCCTGACTATGGACCAAAGGCTAAGATGACTATCAGTAGAACAACCTTCTATAGATGGTTAAAGTCTTATGCATTATATAAGTATCAAGTAAGTCCGAGGGAGGGTAGAGATAGTAATGGAAGATGGATTATATTTCAGAGAGTACAAGACGTAGAACAAACTTCAAGCCTTCCGATATGATAGAGTATAGAGATTATCAATTAGCAATTATAGAGTTGGGAACATCTATAATCCAAGTGCATGGCTTCCTGTATCTTGCGATGGAGGTAAGGACAGGGAAGACACTAACGAGTCTAGGTATTTGTGAACAACTGAATGTGGAAAATGTATTGTTCTTAACCAAGAAGAAAGCGATCAGTTCTATAACTTCAGACTTTGAGATGATGTGTCCTACAAACTTTACATTGTTTACAATCAACTATGAGAGTATGCATAAGCTACCCCCTACAGCATGGGATGTAATCATATGTGATGAAGCACACAGTCTTGGTGCATTTGCCAAGCCAAACAATAGAGCAAAAGCTGTGAAGGCTTTGATACAAAAACACAGGAGTCGTGTCATCCTGATGTCGGGAACGCCTACACCTGAGTCGTACTCACAAATGTACCACCAGGTGTATGGTATTCCTAACAATCCATTCAAGGAATACAAAAACTTTTATAAGTTTGCTCATGACTATGTGAAGGTTACTCAGAGGAGAATCAACGCATTGCTCATTAACGACTATTCTAATGGACTTAAAACAATTTTAGATAGGATGAGTCCATATACTATCCGTTTCTCTCAGGAGAACGCAGGATTTAAAGTCAAGACTACCGAGAAAGTTTTAGAGGTAGAGATGGAGGAGGACACGTATAAGATTGCCAAGCGATTACAAAAGGATTTGGTAGTGGAAGGTAAGGAGCAGATAATACTTGCCGACACCCCTGTAAAGTTGATGATGAAACTGCATCAGATATTCTCAGGGACTGTGAAGTTTGAGTCCGGTCATTCCATGGTAATGGACTTTAGCAAGGCTGAGTTTATTAAGAAGCATTTCCAGGGACAAAAGATTGGAATCTTCTATAAGTTCAAGGCAGAACTTGCTGCACTTAAACAAGTGTTTGAGGATGGATTAACCACAGAGTTGGAGGAGTTTAACACCACTGATAAATGTATTGCTTTACAGATTGTAAGTGGACGTGAGGGTATCTCATTGAAGAAAGCCTCAGCACTTGTATATTATAACATTGACTTTAGTGCCACCTCGTATTGGCAGAGTAGAGATAGGATGACCACCAAAGATAGGCTACACAACGATGTGTATTGGGTCTTTGCTAAGGGTGGTATTGAGAAGCAGATATATAAAGCAGTAACCAAGAAGAAAGATTATACTATAAACCATTTTAAAAAAGATTTCAAATGACAAAGGACGAACAGATTAAGAGACTAAATAAACTTCTTCACACCAAGGAAGAGAAGATCGGAGAACTAATGAGACTCAAGGTTGAGTTAACCAACTCGGTCAACTATTATGCAGCACAAGTACACTACCTAAAGAACGAGTTAAAAAAACAAGAGGCTCAGATTTTAGTGGGTAAGATTGCTGATAAATTTTAAAAACAATTTTGTAACTTTATAATAATTAAATATGAAAAAAGTAGGTAGCTTAGAAATAACAAGATATAACTATGAACTAATAGATGGCGAACCCAAGATTGTAATCTCCATGGTAAAAGTTTTAGACCAGGAGGGGAAGTACATTAAGTTCGCCAAACTAAAAGATGTTGAACCATACCTATCTTTGTATACTGTTAACTTTAAAAATAAAAAAAATGATTAAAGAAAATTTCACAAGTGCTAAGGAGCTGAGTAAAACTATAGGAACTCACAGCTATAAAGAAATAATGAAAGCAGCTAACGCTCTTGAAGGAAAGTATGGACACCCTATACAAAGAAGACAGCTAGGAATAAAGCACCCTTGGATTGGTATTGTTGAGGGTAAAAGCAATAAAAGTATAGACACAATGTTTCATAACGACTTCATTGTTAACATATTAAAATGCTTAAATGGTATTGAACTAGATGTTATAAAAAACCCTTACAGTAAAGAGGCAAAGCTAGAAGATGACCGAGCAACAAATCCAATCTAAACGAATCAAACAACTTGAAGCTGAAGGATACTACGTTATTAAGTTAGTGAAGACTAACAAGAATGGAATACCTGATCTCGTTGCCATACCAAAGGACAGCGAGGTCTTATTCAGTGAAGTAAAGACACCCAAAGGAAAGGTGTCTAAGTTACAGGAGTATAGATTAAAAGAACTAAAAAACCATGGATGCAGAACAGAAATATATAGAGGAGGATGATGGGCACTTCGAGATTGATGAGAGATTCTTGGATGACATGAAACTTATTGGATTGGATTACTCAATAGAGATAGCAGGTCTGATAGACTTGAACGCTTACTTCCTCCCTGAGAAAGACCGAAAGGTACAGAAGGTAGGTGGTGTGGTTAAGTTTGATGAGCCATTGTTTTTTGAAATAGAATATTATAAACCTGTGGAGGGGATACCAATCTACATATCCATGAAGGAAATTGATGTAGATGATTACTTAGATTACATAAACTTAAATCAAATTTTTAAACATGAGAACATACAAGATAACGCACACCAAGTTAATTGAAAGTGAATACGATACTTCAAAGATGGTGTATGATACTACACACTACACCATTGTTCATGCCGAGAATAAGGAGCAGGCTATGGAAAAGGTTAAGCCTGAGATAGTATTACACATAGAAGATAGAGGACCAAAGAAAGAAGACATCTTTAATGAGTGGTGGGAAACCTGGAGTAACAAAGCAAAGAAACACAAGGAAGATATCCTATATGAGATAAGAAAAATTAAATCTCCTTCGCATAATAAAAAATAATTACTATATTTATAACCTCATATGTTTTAAACGCGGTTTATCCGATAGAAGGGATGGTAAGTCATCCCTTTTTTTTGTGCCTATAATTTTTTATTGAGATTCTTGGACACGATACCGTATCTTTTTGGACACGATATCGTATCTTGCCCCTAAATGGGCAGGCTGAAACCCTTATAAACACTAGCCATGTTATAGTAGTGTAACATAAATGTTATAGTCTTGCCCCTAAATGGGCAAAGTTGGGAGTGTTGGGAGTGGTTGGGACTAGTCCAAACTATTTGCTATTGTAACATATCTTTTTATTTAGTATATTTGTGTACACTCATGAATACAAGTGCGGTAGAACGGGAACGCTTAAATCATATTAACATTATGATGAAGGGTCTGCACGAAAAGAACAATCAAATTTACGAACACTTAATAGACCGGGAATACGAGCAACTAAAGTCTGTCCTAAAGGAACAGATTGGTGAGCTGAAAGTTTTATTAGATTCGTTAGAAGATGAAATCAATTAGACCAAGACTCCAAGGAAAAAGATTGGAGGCTTTTAAAAACCTAAACAAAAAAGAGAGAAGGATTCTAGTGATAGGAGACTTACACGCACCCTTCATCCAGGATGGGTACTTTGAATTTTGTAAATACATTTATAATATTTATAATTGTAATCAAGTAATATTCATAGGAGATATTATAGACAACCACTATGCCTCATTTCATTCAACCGACCCGAATGGAATGAGTGGTGGTGATGAGCTAAGTGCAGCCATTAAAGTTTTGAAACCATGGAAAGAAACCTTTAAGAAGGCAGATGTAATAGTGGGCAACCATGATCGCATGATAATGAGGAAGGCTTTCTCATCTGCTATACCAAAGCAGTGGATCAAATCATATAACGATGTGCTTGGAACTAAATGGAATTGGAAAGATAGAATAGTATATGACAAGGTGCAGTATGTACACGGAGAAGGAGGCACAGCTAGGACTCGTGCAAAGAACGATATGTTTTCCACCTGCCAGGGCCATATACATACCCAGGCCTATGTGGATTGGACCTGTGGCACACATGAAAAAATATTTGGAATGCAGGTAGGCTGTGGTCTCGATAGAACCTCATATGCCGCTGCTTATGCCAAGAACTTTAAGAAGCAGGCTATAGGAGTTGGGGTTGTAATAGGTGGTCACACTGCAATAAATTGTATGATGGACGTATGAGGTTTGAAACCAAAGATGATATTGAAAGAGAACGCAAAGCCATTAAAGTTTATGCAAAACTTTTTGGTGGGTCATTTGAAAAACTTGGGGAACATGATATTGATTATAAGGTATTTAATAAGGATGGAGAACTTAAAGGCTACGTTGAAGTCAAGGGACGCAATAGAAAAATAAGCAAAGCCTTTCCTCTACCTGTAGCTGCTCGTAAGTTAGTTAAACTAGCAGACAAAAGATTCAACCCTGTAATGCTATGGGCGTGTGAAGATGGAATCATTTACTCTTCTGTTGAAAACCTGAAGGGAGAGATACGATGGGGAGGTAGACCTATCCGGGATGCAGCACCCAATGACAATGAACTCATGGCATACTTTCCCTTTACAAAAAAATTTAGATACGTTAGGTTTCGTTAATAAAACCTTCTAAGTCTTTTCTTTTTTTCTTTGGCTTCTTCTTTTAATCTTTTATATTCTTCAGCCTCTTGTTCTTTTATAATCTGATTACGAGTTTTTCTTTTTGGTCGTATGTTTTTTTCTATTTTTGCTTTGTCTTCTGCTTTCTCTGTTGCTTTTCTTTCCTTTTTTTCCTCTTCATACAAAGGTAGTATAGAAGTATCTATATCAAAAAACAATTCCCATGCACTCCTATCTCTTGATTTCTTTTCGAGTTCTAGTTGTTCTTTTGCTGCTTGTTTTATAAGTTGTTCTCGTGTTGGGCGAATTGCTGACACAGGTTTCTTTACTTCTGTTTCATCTTCCTTTTCTTTTGGTCTATATGATTTAGCTATTCCCAATGCTTCGTACTTATCGACAGGCATGGAGTCATTAGCTATTAACCAATTATACATACCAATGAAAGGGTCAGCATCTATACCTGCATACATACCCCAAATTTCTTTGGTCATCTTCTCCCAATTTTTTTCTTCTATGTTGTAGTACATTTTTTGTACTAAGGATAAATAAGGATTTACAATTGGATCAGGAGAATATCTTTTACCACTTCCTTTGTGTTCATAATATGCTACTGCATCTCCTAACAGGGGAAGTTGTTTTAATAAGTTTAATCCTATTAAAGTTTTCTTCATGTCTTTGAGTGCTTCTATTTGATCCTCGTCATCATCAGATGCATACTGCAATGCTCGTGATGCAAGTGAAAAGAACAAGTTAGCAAATGCTCCATTTATAAGAAGGCTTCTAATATCTTTTCTCTTTGGCATTATCCCTTGTCCTGTTGCTTCAGATATATTCTTGGCTGCTTGAACAACCTTATTCATTTGCAGAAACAAAGTGCTACCAAACATAGTAAACATTCTTGTTAAGTCATCGCTCTTTAATTGCAAGTAATTTTTTTCTGTAGTTCCTCTTGTTTGCTGAGTAGCCTCATAACGATTGAACTTTTTAAGAGCCTCCTCTTCACTCATACCTCTCCGTATATCAGCTCTATAGTTTACCATATACCCCATCACACCTAAGAAGTCTCCTATCATGGTAGGAGAATTACCTACAGTTCTAAATCCTTTTATATATTTTCTTTTTACTCTTGTCAACTTGGGAGTGTACTCAATACCTTGTCTATCTCTTCGCACCTTTTGACCTGATTCCAATCCCCACATATCATTAGACATAGACTGTTGAATTCTATCTCTAAATGTAGGAGATATTTTATAGGCTTTTGTTAATGGTCCATCCCCAATTTTAATATTTAAACCTGTCTTATCTAGTTGTTTATTGATTTTATTTTTTAAACCACCTGGCATTAACTCTCCTGATAAACCTAATACAGTAGCTCCTAAGTCATACATAAAACCAACCACGTCTACTGCTTCTTTTGCGGCATCAGATAACCAAGGAATGTTTCCTGTCTTAATACCTGAATCATAATCTTCATAAGCATTAATAAAAGATGAGGCTTGTTTTGGTATCTGCCATATCTTAAATGACAATGCATAAGATGTAAAGGTTCTGAATGCTCTACTTAACCAAGTCTTACCAAAATGATTTAATCCTACTTGATCGGGAACTAGGTCAGCTTTAATCATAATATCCATCAACTTGTTTAAACGAGACGCTCTCATTAAAGTCTTTACGGATGTAAAATTAAAGATGGCATTTAATTCTTTTACGCCTAAAGCATACGCCTTAAACTTTTCCATTTGTTCTAAATGATTGAACAACTCTGATGTAAAAGAATACTCTTTAATATTAATTCTACCCTTGGTATCTATCCTACTCTTTAAAGCGGGAGCACTTTCTGCTGAAAATATTCGATGAAAGTTTTGACCCATCACATCTTTCTGATTGTAAGATGTTTCATATGTTTTAGTAGGGAAATAATTTTCTATACGATTTAAGTTAGAATCATTTGATTCTCTATACACATCGTTTATTTCATCAAAGTATTGATTGCTTAAATAACTAACCACCTTATCAGCAAACTCAATAAGAATACCATCGGACACTCTACTTAATTCTTCTTCTATATACTTTAAGTTTTCTTCAGAATAAAAAGTTCCTTCTCCTTTAGAGTCTTTTCCTCGCATTAACTTATCTCTTTGAACCTCGTTTTTAGATAACGCATAAACCCTTAGTGCTTGGTCTCTTGTAAGACTTTCTTTTCTTGTTTTTGTTCTTCCATCTGCATCTGTATAACTTACTGTAAAAACAATGTTCTTACCTGCTAAGTATTCTACTATCTGTCCATATGGAGATAACTCTTTTCCTCTAACAGCTTTTAAAATTTTCTTTCCTTTAGACTCTCCTGTTTTAATTCCTTTTATTGAAGCAGCTATATCATTAATTGTAGTAGTTTGTTTTTGCTCTCCATCTAAAAACTTATCACGCATATCTCTTAACTTCTGATATACATTGTCAGTAAAGAAATTATTTCCTTTAGCACGATTGTCAAAAGAATTAGTTAAGGTCTGCATACTACCTAAGTATTGTTTAAACCAAGAGGCTTTAGCTTTTACCTTGGCTCTCCATACTTCTTGTATCCATAGATTAGTTCCTTTAATAAGTTCAGTATTTCTAAACGCCTCTCTAATTTCTTCTCTTCTTGATATGATTTCTTCTTCATCTAAAAAGTTTCCATCTTCATTGATTAAAAACTTATAGTCTTGAGCAATTTGTTTATCTACTTGTGCTTGTAGTAATTTGTATTTACTTATTCTTTTCTCTCTATTAGTTTTAAATCTACTAATACCTTCTTTCTTTAAAAGACTTAAATCATCAAATAAAGAATCAAGTTCTTCCACCGACTTAGTATCAAAGTCCTTTAGTAATTCATAAGCATAATCATCAAACATTATATTACGCTCTTCACTTTCAAGTTTTTCGTTATTAAGATATTTAAGAACAATAGCTTCTATTTCCGTATCTTCTAATCTTGTTTTAAATGCATTCAATTCATTCTCTACATTGTCTTCATTAAAGATGTTTAATATCTTTTGTAATGACTGAAAGAATCCCTGGGTGTCTGCATCTACTCCTCCTTTAGCTTTAGCTTTAGCTCGTATAAGTTTTACTATTCTTTCTTTTCTTTCGTTTCTTTCTTGAGCTCTAATCTCATTAATAATCTTAGTTACGTTATCGCTTTGAGCTATAATATTTTTCTCATTAACCTTACTTGCTGCTGTCAATAACCTATTGAGTCTATTAAAGTTTTTAACATTACGCACCGTAGGTAATGTATTATTAATAATATTCTTTAACTCTTTACGATACTCTTCAATAGTCCTCTCTTTATTTCTTACAGCTTTAAGTAAGTCTTTTAGAGCCTTTATTTGTTGTTCAACTGAAGGGTTAGCCGTACTGTTTAATGTCCGATCTAGTACGCTTTTTATTTGTGCTTGAGTAAAGTCAGGTTGCTTTTGATAGATAGGATTCTTATCAATTATTTTTTGTAGTATCTCTCTACGTTGTGCAGGAGTTTTTATCCACACTCTTTGGAATCTTCTTGGGCTACCAATAATAGATTGGACAGTAACAAGTTTCATCCCCTTGGTTTTTTCTGCTACCTCCGGGTCAAGTGTTTGGTTTTTGTAAAGTTCAGGTGTGTCTTTCATTACTTCTTCTGCACGTTTTCTTCGTGCTTTTTCCGACTCACTTACATCTCTAACCTCCATAGTTTGAGAGTAGAACTCTTCCATCACTTCTTTAAATAACTTTTCTCCTTGCTTAACACCACCAAGTATGTCTGCCATTTCTCTTGGCATAGCCATGTACTCTACTACTTCTCGTAAGGCTTTGTTAATTTCTTTAACAGTACCCATGTTTCTTTCGATAAGCAATTCTCTTATCTGCACATCAGGTAAGTTCCTTGCTCTACCCCATGCAATTAAATCTTGCATCGTAGCATCCATTGGTGCTAGTTGCTTACGCACTTTTTGTTTAGGTCTACCGATTTTTGGACTAGGAAGAATCCATTTCTTTTCGTATTGTGGAATGTCTTCTGTGTTAATGAAAGGTTGTCTTAAAAAGTCAAGAGCTTTTTCATACTTGTCATACACCTCTTGAGGAACTTCTTTCCCCATCATCTCAGCCTTAACAATTTTTTCAGCTTGTCTTCCTAAATCTTTTATTATCAATTCTCGTTTGGCTGCATTACGAGCCTCTACCTCTCCATAAGTATAGGTATATAATTGATAAGGAGTAAAATACTTTTCGTTTATTTCTGCATTCTTAGATTCAACTTCTGAGAAAGCCTTATAGATAGAACTCTTATCATTAAGCTTTACAATATCAAGTTTTATAAGTGCATCAAGTGGCATAAAAATTTTCTCATTAATAAAGTCAATTGCTTTAGGACTGCCATCTAAAATTTCTTTTTTAGATAATGGTTTACCATTTATTTCTTCATACAAATTACTTATAGTAGAAGTTATTTGATTAGAATATACTGTTGGTTTTTTGTCTTCGTATTGTTTTTTAAGTCTCTCTCCTCCTCGTTTTAAATAAAAGTCACTAACCTTTCCCTCCATTTTATTATATAAATCAGAGTCTTTAGAAAGGTTCAGAATCTTTACTATATATTCTCCGATACTATCGCTTTCAAAATCCACAATATCTTTTACCTTTCCTGAAAATACAGGGGCAGGAATATATTCAAATAAAGTAACTAAGTCACTTGCTACTCTATTTTGTATATACATAGTACTAAGCATATCCGTAAATTCTTTGCCATATTCTTCTTGAATTTTATAAAGCACATCCTCCGTACTTGCTCCATTTGCAAATCCTTCTATATTTTGTATGGCGTGTTGGATTTCATGTATTAAAACAAGCCTTAACTTTTCATCTGAGGTAACCATAACATTTTCAGTTCCTTTATATGTTGGGACTTTCTCATCAAATACTGAGTATCCATCATTAAAAAACCTTTCATTTAAAGAAATTTGCCCATTCTCTTTTATTGTTTGACCAGGAACTAAAGGTGTATAACTTCCTCGTGTCCCTTTCTCATAGTTAACAGACTTGACAGTAATGTCTTTTAATTCAGGATAGAGTTTAAATAATTCAGGTGCATCAAATATATCTTTTAATGGAACACCATTCATCCTAAATACTTTTAGGTTTTTACCTTTTAATTTTTCTATTCTATCTTTTCTTAATTTGCCACTTGGAATTTCATATCTATACTTACCATCTTCTCCTCTTATCCATCCTGTTGCATAGAATATTTCAGTAGGACTTTTTAAATCAAAAGGTATTCTTTTAGGATCAAAAGTATCAGTAGCTTTTACGTTCTTTTTAATCTCCGGGTCAGAGTCTACAAAACCTAATAAGTCTTTATTGTCTTTATACTTATCTCTAATATCATATAATGATTTAGCAACTATATAGCCATCTTGAATTTCACCTGACATTTCAGCAGATGGTCCTATTATCTGTGCTCTTTTTTGTCGAGGAGCAAGTTTAGAAAATTCAGTATCATATGGTATACGTTCTTTTAATACCATACCCGTACCTTTAGCTACAGCACTTACTAATTCAGCAGGTATATCCTCTAATAATTCAGGTCTAGTTTTACCTATCTCTTTTTTTATTTTAATTTTATAACTTTCTTTTAAATGAGTGTAATGTAAATCTTTCTTGTTTACTTTCTTTGGTCCTTCTAAAAATTTCTTTTGATATGCATCTAAGTTATTCTTATACTTACGGTTAACTATTTTATCTAGTTCAGACCTAGTATCTTTTACAATACCAACATTTGGTTTAGCAAATCCTTGGAAGTTTTCATTGATAGGATAGAGTCCATCAAATATAAAGTTGTTTCCATTACTAGGAATCTTACCATTAAATTGTGGATGTGTTAGTCCTCTTTTTTCTACCTCCTTTATTGCTTCATCTACATTATCCGGGATAACCATTTCAAATCCACCAACTATAAATCCACCCTGATCACTATCCATTATTTCTTTAGATAATAATCTGTTGTCACCATACTCTTCTAAAAAAGATGATAGACTATAGCCTGCTTCTTGTAGTTTAACTTTGCCTATAGGCGTGTTTTTATTAGTTCTAGTAGTAGGCGTTTTAGGAACAACACTTTTAACAATTATTCTTCTTGAATCAAAGGTAGTGTCTTTAATAAATTCTTTTGCAAATTCTAATTCGCTATACTTATTTGGATTCATTATTAAATTAATAAGTCTATCTTGGGATAGGTCTTTTTTAGTGTCAGCAAATGAATCTTGAATTGTTTTATTTCCTTGGATTACATTAATTAATGATGATGCTACTTGGTCATATGTATTAGGAGATTCTTTTTGTAGTTGCTGTAATCCTCTTCCCAAGAATTTAGCTCCATAATAATTACCTAAAGTAGCAGAAGGTTTTTGTATCATTATTAGTATACCTACTTTATCTCCAGGCTTCCCTTCTACTTTACCATATAACTGCCTTACTGTATCCATATCAAGGGATGCAAATCCTACGTCACCATCTACATTTTCTGTGATAGCACTATACCCAAAACCACCATCAATCTTATCTCCTTGTGAGTCGTATCCCAAGCCTGTAGCATCTGATGTTACAGCGTACACATTACCATCTACCCTGTTAACAAAATCTTTTAAACTAAGTGTAGGAATCTCAGTAGCGAAGTCTACACCACTATAAATATTCTTTTGCTTTCTTACATCTCTTGGTTTAAACTTAGCGTCTTCTTTTACCTCTAACTTTTCAGATACAGTATATGCTTCGTCTTCAAAAAGTTTAACGTCTTCTTCTAGAATCTCTTCCCCTTTTCTCAGCTTAGTTGACAATGTGTTAAACATTCTAATCACATCTTCATCTGACTTGGTAAAACTTCCTGGAAGTTTTATTCGCACTGCTTTTAAAATAGCATCGATAATTTTTCTTATCTTGCTTTTTTGTGGAGCGGTTAATGTTTTGTATTCTATAGCCATACGTCCAAGCAATTCTGCTAACTGTTCTTCATTATGAATTCCTTTGTCTTTATAATTTTTTACATAGTTATCAAGATAAACACGTAGTTCATTTCCAGGAGGCAAAGACTTACGAATAGAGTTCATCATCTTTTCAGACACCACTTGAGCTACCTTATCAGTCTTTATTTTGTTTACCATTATCGCATGAAGTATCTCATGTGGTACGGTACTTATATTAGCTACTTCAAGATTAACATGAATAGTATTTGTGCTTGGGTCAAATGCACCTGATTCACCAAGTTCAGTTTTAAAATCCGTTCCTTCATTATAGGCTTTGTCTGATTCATGCACTACAATTTTTAAGTTTGGCATTAATCTTTTTACTGCCTTAATTGCTCGTTCAGCTTTTCTTACTAAAATGTTTTCAGCTTTAGACAATTCCTTTTTAGTAGGGTTATTAATACTCACTGATTCAGATACACTTTCAAATGTAGGTTGCTTCTCAGTAATAGTTTCTTCAACAACGGGAGATTCTTTTAGTTTTATTTCTACCTCACTTGATTTGTCTTGTCTAATAGCTTCCTCTTGAGAAGTTAATTTTTCTCCTGCTTTGACTTTATTTACAATAGTATTTATTACTCCTTCACTTACATTACCTGTATTAGTAAACTCTTCAAATACTTCATCAGTTACTTCTTCGAGAACTGTATCTGTTTCCTGATCTTGGAGTTTCTCTCCGGTAAGTTCTTGAGACTCTGTTGCGGATGTTCCTGTCTCCACCGCTTGTGCATCTGTGGCTTGTTGATTCGCATCCACTTCTCCTGTGCTTTGCTTTTGAATGGCATCTTGTTTGGTTTTAAATCGTTTAGCAGAAACCTCTCCTATACCTGCAAGTCTTTTATCTATCTCTGCTATTGCAGCGTCTTCTTGCTTAGTTAATAAAGGATTCTTGTCTCTCTTTTTATCTTCTAGTTGTTTTCTATTTATAATAAGTCCTAATGCTTCTTGTTGCTCTTTACGTTTTAAATTCTTTGGTATCTCTTCAAATGCTTGAGTAATAGTTCTATATTCATTATAAATGCTTCTTGCTTCAGAGGCACTTAACTTTCCCTTTTTTACTTCATCTTCAAGTTTGTCCTTTTGTATTTCCAAAAAGAATGGCTCATCTTTTATGTTAGTATATAAATTCCAAGTAGCATCATCTATTTCAGTAAAGTTGTTCCCTCTCTTTCGTGAACTCATAATATTAGGTAAACCTAATATCAACGAACCTGCACCTTCAGATACACCTGCATATAATACTTGATTAATAAATTCAGCAGAACTCATAGCAGGATTGTCAAAATAATCCTTGCCTTTTACTGCATCATATAGTTCTTTGATACCAACATCGGCAACCTCTTGAAGAGCTCCTGTTTCAAACTCCGCAGCAAAACCTGCACCTGCAGTTAAACCCATTCGAGCTATCATATTCTTAACATCTTCTCTTACAACTTGTTGAAAAGTTTTAGCTGACGATGTTGCACCTGACTTACCTAGCCCTCTTAATATTAATCCATTAACAAAACCTTTGCTATTAATCATATTTGTTAAACCAAGGTCTTCAAGAACACCTGTAGTTAAACCAATGATAGAACCTAACACAAACTTTTCTTCTTCAGGAACATTTCTTAATTCAGGATTGGCATTCATTTCTTGATTAACCATATCCTGGGTCTGCATAATCATTGCCCATTGTCTCTTTGGATTAACAAGTCCCTTGGCTTTAACTGCTCCCCTTTTTAAAGTTTCTTTAAGTCCTGTTTTTACTGTTGCTTTAGTAGCTGCTGCCGGAGCAGAGGCTACCATTGTCAGTATCGCAGGTATTGAACTCATTGTACCTGCCCATACTTGACCCCAAAAACTTTCAGTAAACTCTTTATCATATTCACGACTGCTCATCTCTCCGTAAGCATTTCTTATCCCCTCTCTTATCTCATTTAAAACACCACCTTGTCTTCCCCCTAATACCTGATTGGTATATGTTGAATAGGGATTACCATCTTGCTCTTCCCCATACAATACCGTTTGCAATGCATTTTCTCTTAATGCAGTATTTACTTTGTCAATACTTTCTTCTGACATAGAACTAGGGTTGTACCCCATCTCTTCTGCTTTCTCTTTAAACTTTTCAGAGTAGTTGTCTACCAACATACTTGTAGGAAGTATATGAAAGTTTCCTCCACCTAAAAAATTAATACCCTTATCAATTAAATATGGAATAGTTAAGCCAAGATAAACAGCATCTGCCGCTATACTTCCCACTCCTTCTTTTATATGACTAGCAGTTGTCCCAATAAAAGACCCATTATCCGCAGCAGCAAGATAATATGCACCTGCCATTCTATCTAATTTTTCTCCTTCATTTTCAAAAGACTCTCCTTCTTTAGTTAAGTTCTCTCTTGTTGCTGTTATTTCTTTTTCTTTTTGTAATAACACTTCTCTTTGTGCTACTAGTTCGGGTGTTTCTCCTTCTGCTTCAACTCTTTTAGTCCAAGCATCAACCTCATTAGAAAACTGTGCTTCTTCTTTTACAAGACCTTGTAACTTTTTATTATAAACAGTTGTTTTATCTTGAAACATTTGTAGTTCTCTTTCTACATCTTCTTTTTTAACAAGTCTTTTTTCTTTTTTTAAAACAGCTTTTGATCCCGATGTTACTTTTGCATTTTTAAGATATTGAATTTCACTTGCCCTTCTATTGTTTTCTAAAAAATTTCGTAACTTTTCTGAATTCTCATAAGCCTCATCTGAAGTAGGATTATAATCTAAGTTTATGTATATAGATTTACCATTAGCACTTTTTACATTCATTCCATCTGCACCTCTATCTGTTGCTTCAAAAGTAAAACCATATTGATCTAAAGCACTATTAGATTGAGGAACAACCATTTCTTCTTTTTGAGATAAAAAAGACCTATCAACAATATCATCTACCATATCAGGAAAATAATCTATAGCGTCTTGTGCTCCAAGTTCAGGGTCTATAGTATTGGCTCTTTCTATTACTTGAGCATTCCACAAATTCTGATATATATCATTTCTTAAATTAATAAGTTTGGTATACTCAGTTGATTGTTTTTTTATTGCATCTGGACCAAATGATTTTGCATCTAAGTCAAGTCCTTTAAACTCAAAGTCTCCACTAACTAAAGTGCTTTGTGATTTTTTTTCTAAATCTTTTAACTCTTCATTTAATCTTTCTGCTCTGTCAAGAGAACTTGTGTACTCCTTAACTTTATCATCTTTCCCTTGTTTTTGAAGAGCCTCTATAACTTCATTATTATATTTAAATAATGAGGGGTCATATTCCTTTTGTGGTTTGTTTATATATTTTTTAGTTAGTTTTTGTGTAACTGCTTCCCCTTTAGTTTTTTGTAAGACATCAAACTCTGCTGTTTTTAATTGCAAGGTTTTTTGATACTCTTCATTTGCTTCTTCTTGTGTAAGATTAGAAATGTCAGGCGGGTATTGTGTTAACTCTAATAATGTTTCTTCATTACCTGCTGCTTTCTTTTTTAATAACTCTAATCTTTCTTGTTGCTCAGAAGGTAAACTTTTTATAACCTCTTGTTCTTTAGCTATGTCATCTTGAACGACAGGTGTATCCTTCATCATATCAAACAATCCTTTCTTTTCAGAACTTGAAATAGTTGATGTAGGTTTAGCTCCTTGTAACGATTTTCTATCCGTTAGTTTTTGAGAACTAGGTGTAGGTGTTTGTTCCTCTTGTTGTGGCTCTTGTAGGGCGGTGAGTCTTTGTGTAAGAGACTCCATATACTCATCGGATTCTTGCGAGTCCGAAGAACCATCTGCCGAAGCAGATGCCGTATCTTGTTTTGGTTGATCTTTTTTTTTTACAGGTTGGGATGAAGATAAACCAATGTCTTTTAAAAAGATTTCTTCATTAGGAATATCATAATGTTCAGAAAGAGAAGTCCTTAACCTCAAGGCTTTTTCTTTATCTTGCATATCCACTTTGAAAGTTTCAAAACTAGGCATATCATAATATGCTAATGCACTTTCATACAATTTTTTTAATACCTCTTCATTCATTTAATATGCCTTTTTTTTTGTTCCTTGTAACTCATCTAGTTGATTTTGTATGTTTTGTACATTTTCTTTTAATTGTTTTTGAGTTTCTCTATCCTCAGCATTACCACTTATAGGAGTAAATTGTCTTAATTCTGATAAAGCCTTATTAAGTAGCTCTTGTAATTCTTTTTCAGTTGGTTGCTTCCCAGGTTTAGTTACCGTATAACCAAAGTTTTGAGAAGGCTTGTTAATTTCTTTAGGTAATCCAAACTCCTTTTTAAAGTCATTGAAATATCTCGAAGCCAAATCGCTTCCTCCAAATTGAGCTAATAAAGTTCTCATAGTTTTATCTTCATCATCAGGGTCTATAGTTATAGGACTCACTGAACCACTTCCACTAGAAAAACCAAATGTGCCATCTGCATTATAAATTAATTGTCCTCCTGCACTAGCATTAGAAAAAGCACCAATTCCTTGGATGTTTGCTTCTGTTGGATTTTCAAGACCTTCTTTAAGAGCTTTATATAATAACCGCAGTTTGTCCTTATCCATCCTTTTCTTCTGATAAAAATCTGCTTCTTGCTTATTAAAAGGTTTTTTAGCTAAAACTGTTTCAGTGATACCTGCTTGAGTAAGGACTAAATTTTTATAATATTCTTTTATCTCACCTTTTACTTTATCTTCCAAATAGGGTACTTTTCTTTTCTGCGTTTCATCATATATAAAAATAATTGGAACACTTTTATCTCTTTGATACATCCCTGTCTGTGAATAAGCATCAAACCCCTCTTCTTGAAACTCTTTTGCGTTTCTCTGATCTCTCCCATTATTAGCAATAGTAAACTTAATACCCATGTCTTCCAACAAAGATAAATAATCCCAATCATCATTAAGGTCAGAACTTACAACAGCATCTAGTTCCCTTTCTAATTCAGGTCTTTCTAATATAGACTTACGAGAGTTTACCTTTCCACTGCGTATAGCTTTAGTTACATTTCCAATTCTACTCAAAGTATTCTTTACTTCTTTTTGAGTCTTAAATTTATCGTAATATGTACCTATGCCTTTTCTCGCTATAGATAAAGGAACAGCTCCATATTCGGTTATAGCATTTCCATTAGCATCTAATTTTTGAAAAGCCATGTTCCCATTCTCATCCCACTCAGTATCCCAAGTACGATAGTCATTAAAACTTTCTATCTCAGACATCTCCATCATTTCATAAACCTGAGAATTTTTTTCTTTCTGTCGCTTCTTCTTCTCTTCTATCATCTTGGCATAGTCATCCATTAAACCAAAGTAATTGGTTAATCCATCTTGATAGTTTTGTCTTAATTGAACCCATCGGCTTTCCGAGATTTCCCCATTGGTAAAGCTATTATAATCAGAATAATATCTATCTAAAGATTTGTTTAGCGTTTTTAATATTTGTTGGTTTAAACTTTCATCAGAAGAACGAGGAATTTTTTTTTGTAATCCTTGTTCCCAAGTTTGATTAGCAGTTATATAATTTTGTTTTCGTGTCTCTCTGTTTTGTGCATTAGTTTCAATAGCCGAAGATAACTTTGTTCCAAAATCTGCCCAATTTATTTGACTTTCTTTATCTCTTTCTACATACCCAATATTACTTTTTGCCATAACTTATATTGTTATTTTATTGGTATCTAAGATTAAAGTCTCTTTCCCCTTGTATACCATAATTTATGTCATCTATACCACCTTTAGGTCTTCCTCTAAATCTATTATGACGATAAAAATATTCTGATAAATCCCTAGTTAATCTCGGATTATATTTTGCATCACTATCTAAATCATCCGTAACTATTATAAATTCCTGATCTCCAGGATTTTTATAACCAAAACTTCCATCGTCAAATTGTTTTATTATCTTACCTCCCCTAAAATTTTTAGCAAAATATTCATCCTCTATAGGTTGACCAAATCCTGAAGTAGCATCTTCAAGTTCGGCCATAATTTCTTTACCGTAACGACCTTTATAATCTGAAAAAGTAGGAGCACCAAAGTCTCCTTGATTATCTTGGAATTGAAGTTTACCATCTATCATTCTAAAGTTTTGTCTTGTATCGCCTACACCATCACTCATATTAACCTCTAATACACTTGGAGTTGCAGGTGATGATATTACACCATCTTGAGTGGCAACTGCTGCACTATCTCCTTCTATTTTAGTGTCTTTGTTTCCATATAAAGTTGGAGCTTTTAATGCAGTTGTAGCAAAGCCTAATCCTAATTGCAATGCTTGATTAGCCATACGATTACTTTGGTTTTCTTCATCGGCTGCTCTAGCAGCAGACCCAATTGCTTTTTGAAACTCAACCTCTGCTAATGATCCAAGATTTTTTTGACGTTGTGCTGCTTGTTTTATTGCATTCTCTCTCATTTGTTTTTCTACATTCGCAGCTTGTTGTCTATTAAACTCTGAACTACTTTGTAAAACTGTTCCAAGAGGAGCAACACCTCTAACTCCCGCTTCTCTTTGTGCCTGAATAACTTCTTTTTGAGTAACTTGATAATTACGAAGAGCTAATTCATTTGCTTGTTTTGCAACAGGTAAGGCATCGAAAGCATTTACTTCTAAAAGTCCTTCCATTTTTGCAGTAGCTATATCGGCTGCTCGTTGTGCCTCATCTGCTAACCTTCTATTTCTTACACTGTTAAATGCACTTTTTCCTGCCATAATTCCTGTAGCAGCTAAACTTGCAATAGTAGATAATGTCATAATAAAGTATTAGTTATATCTACAAAGATAAGAAATTTTAAGGATAACTTTTCATCATCTCTGATTCTACTGCAAACAATTCACTTGAAGCAGTAAACGTACTAGGCAATGTAAGTGTGAATTCACAGTAATGACCAAGCATTCCATGGGACTCAGCCGTAGCATTTTTAATTGCTAAGAAGAAAGTTGCTACTCCAGGAATAGCACCACCACCTGTATTATCAATCACAATAGTATTGATACCACCTGAAATGTTTACATTGATTTGTTCAATGATTCCTGCAAAAGATGGAACACCACCAACCATAAAATATAGATAGTCCCCTATACTTATAATGCTACCTATGCTTGTGGTAAGTGGGAATGTTATAGTGGTTTTCCCTACACCTGGAACACCAACTTGAACATTGGTGCTTGTACCTATACCATTTAAATTACGCAATGCGTATTGATCTGTAGGCACAGGATTAGCAGGATTATTCTCTGCTCTAACAAATCCAAACCAATCACTCTCTTTCTTTTCAAACCAATTGTATTCTATCAAACCATTTGTTTGCAAGTCCGTACTTAACTCTGCTTTCCATGGGTCAGTAGACTCAAGGTTAATAGTTTTAAATATTTTATTTTCTAATGGTGCATCATTGAACACACTCTTAATCATAGAGGATACAATAGCACTAGTAGGTGTGCCTACCTTTGTCCAATATTCTAAGTAGTATTGGTTTCTAGTATTGTTAGTGTTATGCCTATATAACTGTCCTGCTTTGAAAGAATAAAAATAATTATTCATTCCTATCATCATGTCAGGAATGTATGAATAGAAGGATGGAAATCCTTGAACACTCTCACTATATGTTAATGTATATTCTTGTGACATATTTTAATATTTACCTCGTCTTGTTGAAGGAGAACTCTTTGTTGATCCACCCTTACCTGCCCATAACTTCTTACACGACCAATACCTTGCAGTTAGCTTTGACGTAGCTGTACTACATTTGTGTCGTGCCTTAAAACTTTTTCGTGCAGCCGCAGAATAGTTGTGTCCATAACCTTTAGCACCAAAGTGAATAAGTTTCTCCTTGCCACCTTCACAGGCTTTAACCATCTTCTTCTTTCCTGCTCTATCGGATGCAACTACTTTGTTGCATTTCATTTTGCTTTTAGTTGCCATATTATGTTACTTTTCCTGCTTTGGTATTCGATACAAACTGTTTCGTTCTACCATACTTCTTTTTCTTTTTAGCTGTGGCTGCCCTTTCAGACTTGCTCATACTATTTGCTTTATTCAAAGGTAAGCATCTGTCAGGATTTTTTTTATTCTTACTCGTGCCACACGCTCCAAGTATTGAACCATCAGTTCCTATACGAACCCACTTCTGCTCTCTCCATTTCTTTAGCTCACCCACGTTTAGTTTTTTTAGTTGGCTTCATGCTCTTTAGCATTTTATCAATCTTTGCTGCTTGACCTTTGTGCATAGCAGACGCTTTTTTCAATTCACTTGAAATTTTTTGTAGTTTTTTCTTATCCATTTTATTTATCTTTTTTTGCGTAATTAGGGTCTTTACAATATTTACTCGCAGCCATATTCGCATACGCTGATGGGTATCTATCAAAAGTTCTTTTTGCCCATGCTATTCCTGCAGGACATATCTTATTATTTTTTTTTGTTCTTCCTTTCTTTGCCATAGTTTTATATTTTAAGGACACGCTCCTTCACTTATTATTACACTGTTTGCATCTAACTCAAAAAATCTTCCTGTTGGTGTACCATCATCCCACTTATAAAATCCTGCACCATATGAACTTGCTATTTTAAATTCACCGTTAGGATCACCAAAAATCCAATCGTGTAATCCAGGATTACCTGCCGTACCTGTTACCGGAGCATTGTAATAAGTTATAGTAGGCGTTAAAGGACAAGCCAATCCTGAACTTGCTACAGGAGTTAGTGTGCTTTGAAATCCTGTTAATGCAGTAGGACACGCTGCAGCTAAAGTAAAGGAAGTAGAGGGACATGGAGCTACGACTTCTATAGCAAGAGTAGTTGGTCCTGCCAAAGGTTTAGGTACAACAAGCACCGATGCTCCAGGTGTTCCTACCGTAGTTTGAACTTGAGCTAGTGATATTCCTCTCGTTACATACAGTCCTGTTCCTGTAAAAACTCCTGCCGCATAACTATAAGATTGTAAATTATATGGACTACCTGCTACAATACCGCAATCGGCTGCTGTATCTCCTAAGTATGTAGCCACATTTGCAGTTGAACTTCCTTTATAACCAAAGTTGGTGGTGCTAAATTTATTATAAATAGAAGAATCAAAAGTAGCTTTCAATCCCACAGGTTTAAATGTACCCCCTGGAGTAAGAGTAACAAGCATCGCTCCTGTTCCTGTTCCAACAGTAAACGATATAATGTAAACACCTGCATTACTTCCACTACCTGATACAGGAGTACCACAAACAGTAGTACACGCAGGGCAAGTAACATTTGAACCTAATACACAGGCAGTTAATTGACGATAAATAACACCATCTGAATACAATCCATCAGGAGCACAAGTAGTTAGTGCTGCATCAGTAAAGACTCCTGTTGCACTTGCAAAAGTGGGAGCGTCTATATAATATGTTCCGAATACTGCCATTTTATTTTATTAAGGTGTACAAGTTGTATTTATATTTTCAGTAGGTGGTGTTGTCGAAGTGCTTATCACTTCAAAACATTTTGCACCTTGATTAATTAAAGTATAGTAAGTTCCTATTACTAATGCTACCGGAGATAAAGCTACATACTCTTCATTAGAATCTGCACTATTTCGCATTAAATACCAATGATGAGTACACACACAACATACATCAACTACTGAAGCGGCGTCATAACATAAGTCATGTTCTAAACTATTACGGTAGTCATATATTAAATATAATATTTCATCCGTTCCGCCTGGCATTGTAAACTCTGCATAGTAAGCATTAGGTGCTCCTGTAGTTACAAGAGGCAATGCTTGAGTAGAAGCAGCGATTAACGCAGCTACATCTACAGGGTTGTTAGAATATACGGTATTGGTTCGTAAGTATCTAAACTTATCTGTAGAGGTATCAAACGTAAAGTTGTCAAACCCTAATCGTTGTGAAGTTAATCTAACTGTACTTCCATTAGTAGGGCATATGCTATCTCCTTGAACTCCATTAAAAGTGTCGTACTGTGATATAAGTGGATTGGTTGTACCTGCTACAAAAGTAACTGCCGTTGAATTAGTAGGCGAGGTATATGCTGCATCTACATATCCAAACTCATTGTGAATCATTTGTGCATTGTCTACATTAGAGGTAACACAAACTTGAATAACTTTTACTGAAGTAGTTGTAGGACAATCTACAGATAATCTCAACGTGGCTGCTCCACCTGTAGGAGTAATAACAATAGATACTGTAGTTACGGCAGGAGAATTTTTACTAAACGAAAGTGTTCCACTTCCACTTACTACACCTGTCGAAGAGGTAACTGCATTATAAGTAGCTGCAATTGTTCCACTACTTCCCACTGCAAATGTATACGGTATATTTACTGTTCCTGTAACAGTAGTTAAATCTACACAAAAAGTATATTCAGATGCTTCAGGAATATTTAAGTTTTGAATTATACCACATTGAATACACTCTTCTAATACGGGTAGCTTAATCGTATTAGAGGACAACACATACTCATTCATGTATGGATCAAAACCACCAAGCTTTTGTGTGTTACCATAGTCTATAAATAAATCTCTAAACCAACCACGCATACCTACTTCAGAAAGAACGGTAAGTTGTTCGTTTTGACCCGCACTTCCACTAAGCCTTAATACTGCTCCACGCTTTGAGTCGGTAAAGAACTTATCGTATCCATACACAACAAAACTTTCAGGATTATTGCTAATGCCATATTCATCAAGTCGTGCTACTTGTTGTCCTAAAACTTCAGGTATTGAGGTTACAGTCCCACCACCTACAGCATCGGTTAAAATGTTTTTACCTACGGTTACGTAAGATATTCTATCTTCTTGTAGTACAAGTAGGTCTGTTGCTCTTGCGTGTAATATTTCTATAGAACCAAATGAATCTTCTAATGGTAAAAAATTTGCTAGTCCTAAATTAAATTCATTAAGTTTATTAACATTTGACTCGTCATTGTATACACCACTATATGTAATGTCAGCAAACCTATCTGCCTCTTTATAATCTTGAGCAGATACTGCGGTGGCTCTATTACCTATATTAAAAGTTGCTCCTACTAAAGAGTCTTCTATCCGATAACTTTCTACTCCATTACCAAAAGAATAACAATTAAAGAAATCTAAATTCACAATTGCCGGGTCGGTAGCACTTTGGTTTTGGTCTCCATCTTTAGAACCTGATTGATGCAACCCACCTTTTATCCTAAAGGTTTCACTCCCTTCATAGAATAAATCAAGATCACTATCTATAGGCATAGTTTCAAATACGGCTGCTGCATCACTTCGTTGAAGAAAAATCCTAGCATCAATAGTAGATTTACCTCCTACTTGAAGATGAGCACAACATTCAGTTCCACTTGTAATTCGTAAAATAAGTTTATTATCACCTGTGTCTCTCCAAAATTGATATTGATTTACTCCTGCTTGATTGTTATAATCTACTCCTAATACAGGATTACCTGCACCTGAAGAAAAAGGTTCTTGTTGATTAGCATTGCAAGATGAGTATTGTCCAACAGTACAAGTTCCTGTATTTAATATTGGTTCTATTTCTTGCATCCAATAGTCTTCAAATGTAGCATATGTATTTGTAGCTAGTGTACTAGTAGTTAATACATATCTATTTTCATCACATTGATTAATATTATTAGGATTTAGTATTTGATATCTTCTAATGTCAATGAAAAGCACAACTCTACTTCCTTGAGGTATAGGTTCATCTATATAAGCATTTGTTGCTTGGTCATAATCATTAACTGTTAATAACAATGTAGCATACTCTCCTACAAATCCTTCAGAAGCATTTCCTGTATAAGACACTTGAGGTTGACTTCCTGCTTCTAAGGTAAAGTTCTTTGGTTTTATTTTCATGTATACTCCCCCTACAGGAGGCACAGGTGCAGAAGTTCCAGAAACTCCCTCTTCAATAAATCCACGAACAAAAGTTCCTTTTTCTAATACTGTAGTAAATACACAACCTTGTATAGCACCATTAAAATCAGACTTAACTCTTAGCTTATCTCCATTCTCAATTTTAGCTGCGTTTTGTCCTTCTAGTCTAAGCCAATAAGCAGGAGCTGAAGCATTAGCATCTTCAGGATATGCTTGAGAAGCATAGATGGTTTCATAAGTTTCAGTATCCGATTTTATTACAAACCTATAATACTCCGCCCAAGATGGAGGATGTTGTGTAGTAGGTATAGTGGCAACTAAAGTGTTTTGAAGATGAGACTTATTACAAGGAACATATACATCATTGTTTTTACTCACAAGAGCTGTAGTTGCTCGTGCATACTCATCTAAATAAACAATGCCTAATTCGTAACCTCTATCACTATGAAGACTTGTTGAGTTAGCATTATTTCTTAGCTCAGCTTGTACATTTGTTATTTCATAAGTTTCATAAAAATTAGAAACCGAAGCAGTGTCCACATAAAACATTCCAAGTAAAGTAAACTGTGCTACTGTCGCTCCTGGTAAAGGATTAATTAATTCTAACATTGTCTGTCCTCCTTGTGTAATACCACTAGCAGTTTTAACATAAGTTGAGCCTTGAGTGTTAGGACAAGCACAATTAAAGTTATCTGTAAATGTCGCTCCGTTACAAGAGTTAGGAACTGTTTGTATGTTTGCATTAGTTCCTATTGCATTTTCCCACTCATTACTTGTAATCATGTCAAACACACTTGCATAATCTTGAGATAAAACAAAATATAAAGTAGCAGTAAATGAACCGGCAGGTGCTACAATACTAACAGGTGCTCCCACAAATGCACCATGTTTAAAAGTGACAGTAATAGTAAGAATACTCCCGGCTTTTAAATCTTGTCCTGCAAGATCAACACTGAACTGTGCTTTCTGTTGAGTGGTAATAGGAGTAAAGACAGGTGCTCCATACGTTTGAGGTATATTAAAATTAATAGATGCTCCTGTAATATAATTTAAACCTACTGATTTACTTTTATAGTTTACAATGTAGTTTAAAAGAACAGCATTGTTATTGTCATCTATTAAATCATAACCATCAACATAATTTCCATACATTAAACGATTACCCATTATACTTTGTGCTTTAGCAAATCTTGGGACGTTATCGTATAATCTTAATATTTCTGAACTTGATAAAACAGTATATACTTTACTATTGTCAAAATCAAAACTCCATTGTGCTTGATCAGGAATACCATCTTTTAGTTTGTCTAATTTTTGAATCACTCGTATAGTGGTTTCATTAGCTTCTTTAAAAAGTAAATCAATTCCTTTTACTAAAGAATCTCCTGTATATATTTGTACTCGTGCAACATTAAAAAGATTGGTCATTCCTACATTTAAAAAATTTGAAGGGTCTATCCCAAAATTGCTAGGCACAAATGCGGGGTCACTAAAAGGAGATGTTGCACTATACTCTCCATTTTCATATTTATACCTATACGCAAAACATATAAACCTATCTTCTAAATAATTATTGTCTTCATCTCCTGTAACATTTATCATAGTAACAAGAGGTGATTGTATAGGAGCTGCTTTGATAACTAATATATCATCAGCTATAAATCCATCTATACCTGTAGGACCGGCAGGGGTAGGTACAGGGTAACTTTGTTTTATGTTTATTCTTCGTGGTGGATTATAATCATCCGTAAAGAATAATAAATCATCAACAATATCTATCCCTGTAATTAAATACTTTGAATTAAAGTTTAATTTAGTAGCATTACCTGTACCATCATTAATACTTATTATATGATAGGTAAGTAATGAAGTGTTAACATTATAGGATAATATTAAATCACATTTACTTGTTGAAGCTCCTGCTACAGGAAAGCTATGGTCAGTAACAAACCAATAAATAGTTTCTCTTGCTCCATCTTCAAATGCTCCAATACATTTTGCTGAGGTGCTTAACTTTTGTCCATTAACCTCAATGTCTGTTAATGCTGTATTTCCTTTGGTGTTTTCTACAGAACCTATCTCACTATTCTCTGTTGAACCAAGACGAACATTCATTGCGTCCACATATTCACCTTGAGGCACAAGTCTCTCATCAAGAGACTTATTCATCCTACCTCTAATAAAATTTCTTTTTAAGTTAGGCATCCTACTTTATCCATTTATCTCTTCCTCGTAGATTCATTAAGAGTCTACCAGGATGAATATTACTTATTCTAATCTTTGCATTACGCAGTAAAGCTGATTTATTTTTCTGTGCTCTTCTTACAATATATTCTTGTGTACCAAGTTTACTATTTAATATTGCGTATTGAATATAAGCATAAATAAAATCTTCAAACAATTTATTTACAGTAACCTTTGAATCAGAACCATTCTCCATTCCATCAGAAACGTACTCTAATATAAAGGTTTCTCCTGAAACTCCTGAACTAAAATTAATAACACCACCTTTACTATCTATTCTAAATGTAGGATTTTGATTAGCCGTTTCAGTATTTAAACCATATCTTGCTCCTATGTTATATTCAAAATACCAATCACCATCACAACAAAAACCTTCTCTGCCATTGAATGGACTATTGTCATTAAGGTAAATACTTTTTTGTGATCCTGTTATTCTATCATAGTCTAGTTGTGAATACTGTGGTGACAATGCATTCCCATTTATATCAAATAATATTCTACAATTTTGGTCTTGAAGGTAAGCACTCGCTCCATTAATCTGAATGTTCTCTGTAAGAGGTCTTAATACTCCATCCTTATATAAGGACACCCTAACCCAATTAACGTAGTCTGAGGGCAAGACAAAGCGTAATGTGTCGCATACTTGAAGCTCTAGTGCTTTAATTTCTTTGAACGCATCATAGTTTAATTCCTGGATTGCTCTCTTTGCGTGGAACAAAACTTTATATCGTTCTTCATTATTAACTAACTCATGGTTTCCATTGTACATTAACATGAAGTTGTTTACCACATCTTCTAAACTAACGTATTGGTATGAACCCCAATTAGCATTTTCAGGTAGATTACCTGAGTTCTCATAATATGCGTACTGTGATATATATGCCATGCTTATCTACTTTCTTCGTTAATGTTTTGTGTCTCTTCTGTCTTACCAAACTGATATGCCATTTGTTCTCTAATAGATACACCTGCATACTCAAGTATCTTTGCCACTAAGTTTGGCTCATCTGATAAAGGTAATTCAAAATCTTGATAATCGGCTGCTCCACCATCAAATACAGGCTCTCCTCCTGTAACATTTAAAAATGTCCACTTAGGATCTTTAGGATATCTAAAGTATTGACACTTTACTTCTCCATTCGCATCAATCGTAGTTGGATATGCAGTGATAACATCTCCCTCCAATGTATAGGCAGGAAATGGTTCATTAGGTGCAGTAAGTAGAGAATTGTTTAGCATAGTTATTTTACTATGCGTAACCTTCTCCATCTCCTTTAACTTTGTTCCGTTGTTAAATAAAACTTTATTAATAAGATAGTAGTCACTACCTGTTGTTGCCGTAGTAGGAACAGTAAATGTATTTGTAGCAATGTGAGTTAAGTCTGCGGTAACAGAAAAGAACTCAATTACTTCAGCCAAGCTTTTCTTTAAGTCAGCTATACCTGTACCTGACTGTCTTGCATTTTCTTTGTTAACTTGAAAGTTATAAGTATAAAAATAATCCTCATACAAATCAAGCTGTGCTTGTTTAGCATATAGATTAAAATCAGATGGGGATATGTATCCGTAGTTGTTCTTGTTTAATACAGCTAATACAGTTGCTCGAACAGAATTTATCATTGGTAATCTTTTTACAAAGATAAAGAAAAAAAAAGAGGATGCATTTTTTTACATCCTCTAATAATAAAGCTATGCTTTTAATTAAGCAGCAACGATACCTGAAATAGTTACGGCTGCACCTGAATTGTCGACTAGACCTGCTAGACTCAAGTCATGTTTAACATTAGTCCAAGAAGTTTGTAAAGCAGAAACTACTGCATCTTGGATACGGTCTCTTACACTAACATTATTAGCAGCCATAGCTGCACCTAGAGTTAATGTGTTGGTTTTCCCACCTTGGTAAGTAATAACTATAGTAGTTGTACTTGCTTGTTCAATTAGAACTATGTCTACAGCCGATATTAACTGTGATGTTTCCCCTGTCGCTGTGAGAGGAATTGATAAAAACTTTTGCATGATAAAAAAATTTATGCGTTAATAATAATACAAAGATACTTAAAATAAATTAAGCAGGTACTGTTACTTTGTTCATACCTAACATTCCTGATAAAGTTGTAGCGGTATATACTTTCTTAGCTATCAAGCAGTATGTAACAGGTTCTTCTCCTAAACATTGTACAGTTTTTCCTGTAAAGAAATATTCTTCAAGTCCCGGTATAGGTACAGCAGCTCCTGGTAGTCCACATTCTATACCTGTAATAAACGCAATGTCTTGCGTACCACATGGTGTACCTGTAGCGGTAGCATAAAATCCTGTAACACCTTCTATTGAAAGTAAAGAACCGACAGTGACAGAACCTAAACCTTCAGGCTCAATCGTTACTGAAGATGGTAGTGCCGCACAATTAGTTGGATCAAAACCTACTTGAACTACCCACTCTGCCCAAGAGTTATCATTACACTCTGTAGTTACTGTAAGAGGTAAAGTCGCAGGTATAACTCTTATAGAGTCATTTGAATTTATTAATGAAGCCCACTCTCTTTGAAGATAAGATATAACTTCGCCTCTACCATCAGCAGGGCTTATTGTATAACACACCTCTCCCTCAGTAGCGAAATCATTACCAACAAAAACTATTTTTGTGGGACTTTCCGACCATAGGAACTTAACTTCGTCCATGTTTACAAGCATGAACTGAGCAGGGTTTGACCCCACAGGTCTTACTTGAAATTGTAAATACTTTGCCATTGTTTAAAAAATTTAATGGATTAATAATACCACAAAGATAACTAAAATAAATTAGTCTTCTAAGTTTGATTCAAGCATCTTCAACGCATCTATTCCCTCTTCAGATTGAAGGTAAGATGATGCTACATAATATGGGTCTTCACCAAAAGGAACAGTTAACATTTTCTTTTTACTTGAAAGCGTATTATAAAATATATCCTTTCTATTATTTCTAAACTTTAACAATCCTTTTTCAAAGAATGTGTTTACTTGGGCATTAAGTGTTAGTTGAGGATCATTAAGAACTTCCAGGAAATGTTGAGGTTCTCTTCTTGCATAAACAAGTACATCTCTTTTTAACTCTGCTGTAGAAACAGTGTCTACATTAGTTCCAAATAAAACTTTATTAACCATCTCAAGTTGAGATAAAGATAATTGTTTAGCTGCAATTAATGCTTCCACCTCTACTTCAAGTGAAGCGATGTCTGCTTTAGCCTCTTTCTCTTCATTCACTTCCTCAAATACTCTATCTCTATGTGGATGTAAGTATAAAAATTCTTGAAGGATAGGGTTTGTTGCTTTAACAGTCAAGAAACCATCTTCAAAAATTACAGGCTCAAGAACTACGTTTCCATCTTGCTCATCCTCAAAAGGACTCTTTTGATTAGATGCATAACGTAATGCTCGGTTTGAATTTGTTTTAGAATCAAAGTAAAGTAACGATGATCTTCTAGTATGTCTTGTTGGTAAGATATAAGTTAATGGAGCTGCGTCCAATTTTAATCGATAAGTTTTATCGGTAAGGGTGTTTTGTTTTTTCATTTGATTAGATTTAAAATTTTAAAAAAAAAGGGAGGGGGTTAACCCTCCCTAATAATAATTATTCTTAGTCTTTGAATAAGAAGAAGTTGTTCGCTCCAAGCGTACAAACTGCTCTTTCAGATAAGAAGTTTACTTCCATTGCATCCAGGTCAGAAGTTCTTGCACCTCCTGCAGAACCTGTAATCCAAGTTTTGTATCGTCTGTCTTCTGTTTCAGAAGCTCTGTAACGTACATGAAGGAAAGGACGCTTTGCGTTCTTACCAAGGATTTGGTCATATACAGATGTTGAACCTGCAGGAACTAATAGTCCATTGATTCCTACACCTGCTCCTGTGATACCACCTCTCATTGTTGGGTCATTTAAGTATTTCCAATCTGTCTTGTAGAAGTCATATCCTCTTCGGAATCCTGAGAATCCTAAGTTAAGAGCCATCTCTTCATCGTTGTCAAATAGTCCGTAAGACGTACCACCTGCACCGTAAGAGTTTTGTGCTGCTAACATATCATCTACATCAAATCCAAACTGACGATTCAAGAAGATAACATTCTCTTCAATAGAACCTTGCTTGTCTAATCTTTGGATAACTGTATCAAAGTCACCTAAGACTTGTGGGTTACCACCACCCCAAACATTTCCACGAGTGTTTACTACATGGAAGATTCCTTCTGAACCGATGAAACCTAACTGCTGTGCGTTAGACTGACCACCAACAGGAACTGCAGGTGCTATTGCAGGGACTGCTTCAATCATAGCTGTTTCTAAGTAATCCTCAAAACGTAGTCTTGTCTCATGCTCAGACTTCAAATACCAAAGGTATCCTGTTGCTCCATTCTCAGTTGATACTTCAACCCATCCAATTTGAGCCATATCAGAACCTGATACTGAATAAGTATCTTTGATAATGATTGGATTGTTTTGGAAGAAGCTATCATCTGCTTCTACTGATCCTTGCATTCCATTAGTTCCTTTTTTAAATTCAGAACCATAGATGAAAATAGTTGCATCAGAGTTACCTAAACCTGTACCTGCTAGTGCTAAACCACCTGTTTCGTAGATTGCTGCGTCAAATTGGTTAGCTGCTAAGTTTACAGAAGTAATGATTGCTTTGTTACTACCTGCTGCACCGTTAGATACAATCATAATAGTTTGTCCAACTCTTAGTGAAATACCATTAGCTGCAGTGAACGCAGGAACACCTGTATCATTTACCTGGAATGTAACTGCGGAGTCTCCTGCCGCACCTGCACTACCTACTTTGGTATACTTAGTGTGTAATCTTCCTTGCTCTGCCCACTTGATAAGGTCTGAGTTAGATGGCATCTCTGCTCCTACTAAACGTAAGAAAGATGCTACTGTTCTATTACCATATCTCTCAAATTCCTTCTCATAAGTATCAGGTAGATACTGATTCAAGAAATCAAAGTTGGTAATATAGTTTGTCGATAAAGGGACTTGTTGCGATGATGGTTGCAAATCAAATCCCGGAGTTGCTAATACTGCCATTTTTTAATTTTTAAAATTTATTTTCGTTTAATACTTCTAATTTTAAGTCCTTTTCCTGAATCGGAATTAACGGACCTAATTTTCATTCCCCCTTTGGTTACAACTTCAGGTGCTCTGCGTGTATTAACTGTTACGTTTTTTTGTTTACGCAATACATCTTCAACTGCTTCCGATTTACCTTGCTCATAAAAGAACTTAGCAAACCTGTCCGGGTTCATTGCTATTGATAAAGCTCTATGGTATCCTTGAGGATCTGAAAGTAAGCCTTTATCATCTAGATATTTGCCATAAAAATTAGCTATATCATTTTGAGCTTTCTTTAACTCCTCTGCGTTTCCAGGAGAATAAGTAACTTTCCGGTCATCTAACTTAAACTCAAAACCTTTGAACTCATTGTTAAATACTTCGTTGGTCTTTTTTAAAAACCAATCACTCTTTCTTCTGTTTTCTTCTTGATACGATTTCGCTTCCTCAAGATATTGCTTATATGCCTCCTGTTCTTTTCTAGCTTCATCAGACATCCCAACCGTACTTGACTCAAGGGGTTGTTTATACATATCCTTCTGCTCATTAAAAAACTTTTTAGCTTTAGCAAGTTCTTTTTTCTTTGCTAGTTTTAATTTCTTTATCTCCTTTTCTTCATCAAGGTCTTCATCAAAATCAAATTCATCTACCATATCTAGAGCATCTGATTTATCAATACCCTCTTCGGTAGATAAATAATATTCTGCTAACAATTGGTCTTCTTCCATAGAATCAAAGTCACGTTGTAACTTCATGTAATCTTCCATGCCTCGACCTGTTTCTTTTTTATACTTAAAGTAGGCAGACACATCTTCAGGTAATTCTTCAGATGCTTCTCGCTCTGCCATCAACTCATCAAATGAATTGATTTCCTTTCCGTATCTTTTTCCAATATATGAAAGAACGTCTTCATCCGTTAAGGATGATTCTTCTGTAACCTCCTCTTTCGATTCAGTTGTTTCAGTTCCTTCTACTACAGTTACTTCTTCTTTTGCTGTGGTATCTTCAAACTGTTCTTCGTGTTTTTCAAGTAATTCTTTCTCTACTTCTTGAACACTTTTGTTATCTGAGCCTTCAATAGCTCTTACTTTAATTTCCATTTGATTTGATTTTTTACAAAGTTACACAAAAATTTTACAATATTTTAAGCTACCTTGGAGAAAACTCTGCAAGGTCAAAACCATCTAAACTATCTTCATTAGACTCGAAAGTTTGAGGTGGTAGATTATTTTTACGTTGATTAATCAATTTTGACTGCTCACTATTCTGTTGACTAATTCTTTCAGACTTAGCTTTTTCTCTTTGCGTCTCTCTTTCTTGAAGAGCTGTTTCACTTATACCTCGAAGTTGTTGGTTGTAAGCAAACTCTTCTGCCATCAATTTACTTTTCATTTCTGCTTCTGCCTGCATCTTTTGAATTTCATATTGAATCTCTGCTTCTTTTAATTGCATCTTAGACTGAAATTCCATTTGTGTTTTTTGCATCGCTGCTTGAGCAGCCATTTGTTGTGATTGCATTTGTTGTTGAGCCTGCATTTGTTGTTGCATTAATTTCATCTTGTCATCATTATCTTGCTTCTGTGTTCTTTTTAATTTCAACAATTGAGTTGCAACTTTAATGTTTTTAATTTCTCTAATATCAATAGCGTCTTCAAGATTAATATCCCCTTTAGATAAAGCCATCTGAATATTTTGCTCAAGCATTGCTTTCTGTTCTTCATCAGGAGTTACTTCAATAAAAATTCCAAAATCATATATATATAAATCCCTTATTTCATTTAATAATGCTACATTATACTTTCCTATTTGATTAGTAAACTCTTCTGCAAAATCTGTATACTCTAATAAGTCAGATACTCTATAAGTCAGACCTTCTGCTAAAGTTCTATAGATATATAAACTACCATTAAGAATATGTCTTGTTGCAGTATTACTATTTAAGGCTGCAAGTTTTTGAACACCAACTAAAGAGTTTGGATCAGGTGTTGATCCATCTCTTGCTTCATTAAGTCCTGTAACATCCCTAATCATATTTAAATAATGATTATAGTTATTTACTAACATATTCATTTTATTACTTCCGGAGTTACTATTTAATTCTTGGATAGGAACTTTAGCATGATTATATTCTCCATCTTGGGTAAAACTTCTACCAATAACACTACCTGTTTGAAAGTATAATCTTAATGCATCTTCAGGATTGTAAGCGTTTCCTGTGCCAAGATCTACTTCATTTAACCCATCCGCATCTATATATACTCCATCAGGAACTACTCTTGACAATACCTGTTGCAGTTTTAAATGAGTCATTTGAATTAAATCTGCAAAAGGAATCATTCTTCTTACAAGAGACTCAATAGTTCCTTTATACATTCGTGGTGCTACAGCTACATAACTTGGAAGTGCGTGTTGACTTGCAGACTTTGGTCTTACCATATTTCTTGCCAACTCCCACTTTAATATAATGTTAGTACCCATAACCATTACGCCTTCATACCAAACATCAATAGTCTTTTCTATCTTTTCAAAATTATTTTCCTCCATCATCTCTTTAGGTGGATTAAAAGAATCATCTTTTTCAATAACTCTACTACCTCCTCCATCTAACAATTTCTTTTTATATACAGTCTTTTTTGTGGTCTTGTAATTAAAATATAATAAAGTACAAGTGTCTTTATAAAATAAACTGTTTTCATAGAACTCAGCTACATTATAATAGTTATACCAATTTTGACTATACTGACTAATCTTCTCTAAATCTTCTCTAGTTAATGTAGGGTCTATCTTCATCAACTCTGTAATGCCAAGAGTTTTAATTTCACCCCAATAAAAACAATCCTTAAAGTGTGGGTCTTCCGTATAACTATATACCACATTCGCAGGGTCAACATAAGATACTTTTATTCCTGCTCCAGGAAGAAACTCATGTTTTACAATTCCAAGACCAAGAACCATTAAATCATAGTCACATCTTTTTCTAATATCTTGATAATGATTTTCTTCAAGAACAGTATTTATTGCTTCTTCTTCCGCTATCTCAATAGCGGGTTTATAATTAAGTTGCATATATAAAGACAGCTCTTCGTCTGTATTTGGTAATTGTTCTTCCGGCATTACAAATCCATCAACTCCTGATTTTTCTTGAACAAGTTTAATTAAATCCTTGCCCACCATTTGTTTTTCAATCATTTGTTGATACTTGCTTCTCTTAGCTTGAGACATTGCATCTTGAGCATAAGCATTTACTTTAAATAATCTGTCAGACATTCCATTAACTACAATGTCTACAAACTTTGGAATAATAGGAACGGGTGTCCAATCTAAATTAAGATAAGATAAATCACCATCAATTGCTAACTCATTTTTATATTTAGCTATAGACTGTTCTCCTCGTGCATATAATCGCAGTCTATTAAAGTTAGCAAACTGATTATAAAACCTACATTGGTTGCCATCTTTTCTAAACCATTCATATTGAATAGCTTGTCCAATTTGTAATCCATATTCGTCTGTTTCTTTTTCCGCATCCGATACAAATTGATTTGGAAAACCAACATCGGAGATATTTATTTTTACTTCTTTCATTACTTAATTAATTCACTGTAAATTCCTTTGTTCCTATACCTTGCAAAGTTAATGCTTATTTTTGACTCTTTTTTCTCAGGTTGATATAAGTGCTTCTGTATAGCCATAATAGCTAGTCCTGAACTTATTGTTGCGTCATATCTAGTTCTATTATTAATATCAAACTTTGCCCAATCTTCTAATGTTCTTGTAAATAGCATTGATCCCATTTCATCGTTATCTCTATACGTCCCTTCTATATCTAGACCTACATACTTTTCAATATAGGATTCTACTGCGGATGCGTGGGACTGTTTTACATCTTCAGAACTATTAGGTATACCTCCTAATTCCTTTTCTGTTTTAGATAACTTGTTATATATTTTATCAGGTCTATTCATAGAAAATCCTCTATACCCTCTATTCTTAAAATGATATAATATCCTTGGCTTATTATTTTCTGCAAGTATTGGCATTCCATAAAAGACACAAGCCATTAATACTTCTTCAAAAAATATCTCAGCCGTTTGAGGTCGTGCCACATACTGTAAAAAAAACTCATTGCTTGGAGCGTTGTCCATATTAAATTTAGTTACACCATGTAATGCGCCATTAGAACCTCCACCACCTACAACTCCTGATATATCATAGGAGTCACAACCAAATGCACCTAAGTGTTCGTTACCTGGATACTTCACTCCATTCTTTATTATAACTCTATTTTGCAATCCTTTCTCCGGTGTCCAACTAACTAAGAATCGTCCTCGTGTATCAGGACTAAATACAACCTTAGTATCTTTCTCTCCATTCAACCATCTAAATGAACCTCGTGTTACATGATGATCCATCATCAATGAATCATTATAATCAATCTGTTGGTATATCTTGGTTAGATTAAACAATGAGGCTTTACTCTCATCTCTAAATGCGTGTGACTCTGTTCGTGGAAACTGTCTGTAAAATTCATTCAATGCATCCGGGTCACCCTTTAAAGAATGAACTTCATTCTCCCAATAGTCTATAGCACCAAAGTCAATCATCTCATCATCTACCCCTCTCACTTCTTTACTTGGTGTTCTAAACACAGGGTATCCATATCTATCTATAAATCCTTCCATGTTCCACTCCATAGGAATAAATAAAGAATACATACCACTCTTTGTCATTCCATTGGAATTTCTTTTTCTTACATCAGAACTCTCATATAACTTCTTAAAGTTACTACCTCCTTTGTTTAATGCGTTAGAGGTTGAACCCATCATGCACTTACCAATTATCTTACTACCCAAACGCAAACAAGTTTTAGTTACCCTCCAATTGTTTAGTATATCATTTGGCTTTAACCACTTGCCACTCTCATCGTGTACAAGTAGTAATAACTTTTCCCCATCATAAGAGTTGTCATCGGTATTCTTCCAATCAATAGTAGTATCCAATCCCTCCATCTCATCATCACCTACCTCATGCATATTCTTTTTGGTAATCTTAGATGCGGGAACACGATAAGCCAACTCAGTCTTGGGTCTGTCCATTCCATCTTGAATAGGTTTGAAAAAGAATGGTAAGTGTTGAGATATAGGAACTACCTTATCAGTAAACATCTTTTTAGCATCTGAACCTGTCTTAGATAATATACCTACCCTGGAATCTCGTGCAATCGTTGCCGTATTTACCGCTTCTGCTGAACCCATAAATGAAAATCCTGAACGTCTTATCTTTAGATACACCATACCAAAACATCTCTTATCAGCTTTACACGCTTCCCAATATATAAAGAATATACGATTAGCTTCTCTATAGTCCGGATAACCTACATCAATCTTGGTCCACTGTAAATACATATAGTGTGCTCCTGTAATATAGGTAGGAATATTGTTGTTTAAAAACCAATAGCCTTCTTCTCTATTATCAAACTCTTCTTCAATGTAGTCTACCCACTTATCTTTAAACTCTCGTGGCATTTCATTCCATTGGAAGATACTATTAATTCTATCTAAATGTTTTGGGTATTCTTTTCGTGTCCAATAGTTTGCACCTTTTTTTATTTCTTTAGGAGCTTTGGGTAGTCCAATATATAAACCACTAATACAAACTACTTCTCCTATTACGCCATCTTTAGAAATTACCACTAGGTCATACTCCTTGTTGTATCCATAATCCCAGGACTTAGTTCTATTCTTACGAGATAAAACTTTAGGAGTAATATAATCTTTTATTACTTTGTATAAACTATTTTGACCTTCGTTCTGCAAATCCTTGTTTTGTGTCTGTTCGTGTTGTTCCTTTACTTTCGTAATCTAATCTTTCTTTTTCTTCATCTATACGCTTTAATATATCAAACGCATCTATGATGGCTAATTTCTTTGTAGCTGCCGCATTCTTTAATCTGTCTGCGGCAAGTTCATCTTCAGGATCAGGCTTTATTATTTCTTCTTGAGCAACCTTTATTAATTCTTTAACTGCTTTTTTTCCTGCCTCTATTATTTTTAGTTTGAGTTGATTTGATTCCATTTGTTTCACTTAATATTTTTTCAACTTGTTTAATAAAGAAGTCTCTTTCTTCAAGACGTATCATTGCAATCTCCTTTATAAAGTTTTCTCTTTCCCTATGACACTGACTAAGAAAGTGTTCCCTTTCTTTATGCCATACTTCTCTTTCTCTTGTGGACCTTTCAGATATTTCTTCAATCTTTCTGAGTAACCAACGCTCACGAGTAATAGCATATAGAACCCATATGCCTAATACTCCATACTGTGTTAATATCTCAAACGTATCCATTACATTACAAATGTTATATTGTTA